CGACGTCGAGGATCCCGCCACGACGAAACGGTACGACGTAACGTCGGTCGCCCGCGAACACGAGGGGCGCCGACATTTGATCGTGTTTGCCGCCGAGTACATCACCGACAACGATCCGCGCCCGCGTCGGGCGCCCGTGGGGGTGTGACGTGGTTCGGGTGACGTGGTCCGGGTTAGACACCTTGCGCGCCGACCTCGCGAATATGCCGTCGGAATTGACGGCGTCCGCACATGACGCGGTGCGCAACGCCGCCGAAAGTACCGAACGCGAAATGCTCGCGAACTACCCGATCGGACCCACCGGGCATTTACGCGCGGGCGTCGACAAAGACGAATCGGAACACCCCGCCGCGTTCGCGGTGACCGTGCGGTCGCGCGCGCCTCACGCCCACTTGTGGGAACAAGGCACCGCCGATCGCGAAATGCCGTCGGGAAAATTTGTGGGGCGCGTAGTACCGCACCTCTCGCAATCGTTGACGGTCGTGGCCGAACGGCACCGCCGCGAAATGGAACTCGAATTACTCGACGCCGTGCGCAGCCTCGGATATTTCACCGTCGAGGGTGACTTTCTGTGACCGGCGTACAGGATTCGGGCGCGGTTGACGCGGCGGTCGCGTCGGTGCTGTTCAACGATCCGACCCTTATGTCGATCCTCCCCGACGGCGTGTACTTCGGGGTCGCGCGCCAAGGGGCGCAACGATTCGTCGCGATCGAAATCGTCGCCCACCGTGAGGAACGGTTATTCGGCGGGGTCGCGTGGGAGTCGTTCCGGTACTTGGTCGATTGCGTCGCCCTGCAAACCTCGGGCGCCGACGTACGGGCGGCGGCGTTCCGCGTCAATCAATTGTTGTCGGATCACACGCGCCTCGCCGCGACCGGGTACCGGATCACCGAATCGTGGCGTGACGGCGAGTACAAACACGAACCCACGGTCGATCCCGAAAACGCGTCGGTACGGTGGCAACACCGGATCGGCGTCTATTTCGTCAAGGCCGTACCGAACCCATAGGGCAACCACAAGGGGGCAACCATGAATCGGATTTACGGATCACGCGGGCAAGTCTCAGTCGACCGCGCCGACCCACCCGTACCACCCGGAACGTTCACCCCGATCGCGTCGTTGAACAAATGGTCATGTTCACTCGCGCGTGACCGCGCCGACGTGACCGCGTTCGGCGATACGAACAAGGTGTCGGTACAGGGATTACCCGACGTCAAAGGCGCCCTCGGCGGGTTCCTCGATACCGACGACATCACGATCCTATACATCGCCCTCGGCGAAGCGAAAGTCATGCTCAAACTCGAACCCGACACCCTCGTACCGACGATGTTTTTGTCGGGGTTGGCGTTCGTCGACGCGTCGATCGACGTGCCCGCGAACGGACCCGCGACCGTGTCGGGCACGTGGGCGGCGGCGGGTCCGTGGGATCTGGCACCGACCGAACCCTAATTCGTCGACGTCATGGGCGGCGCGTTCGCCGTGCGTGGTGTATCGGCCGAAATCCGGTGGGCGTACTACCGCGCCGCCGTGGTCGGTCGGTACACCGTGACGCGCACGGGTAAGGGGTTGTCGGCACGGTGGGCGGTCACCGCGACGATCACCGAATCCAACGCGTACAACCTCGCCCAACGTCCGTTGATGTTTGTGGCGCCCCACGGCGACAAGGGGCGCGCGTGGCATTGGCCGATCGAAGCGTTCACGCTCGATTGTGGGCGATTCGTCGCGCGGTTAGGGCAACCGGTGGATTGACCGAGGGGTGTGTATGGGGCGGTGTCGATTCGTGGAACCGGCGATCGATCGGTTGCCGTTATCCGACGGCGATTGGCTCGACGTCAAACGCGACCTCACGACCGGCGAACAACGCGCCATGTTCGTCGACATGCGCCGACGGTTCGCGCCGGGGGAAACCCCCATGGTGGATCCCATGCAAGTCGGGATCGCGCGATTGCTGGCGTACGTCGTCGGGTGGTCGTTGACCGACAAAGACAACCGCCCCGTACCCGTGTCGGCGGGCGCGATCGATCAATTGCACCCCGACGAGTTTAACGAAATGCGCGAGGCGATCGACGCCCACGAACGTCGGCAGGAAACGGCGCGATCCGAGGAAAAAAAACGCCGGGCTATCGCGACGACGTCCGATCGTGTTTTGCAATCTGTCGGTTGATGCACTGGTCATGGTCCGATTTGATGGAACTCCCCGCGCCGTTGCTCGACGAATTGATCGGTTTCCTCACCGACGAGGGGTGACCCGTGCCCACGGCTAAATTCGAGGCGGATTTTTCGTCATTCCTCACCGCCGTTGACGGCGCGCAAGCGAAGCTCGACACGTTCGGGCGCGGGGCGAACGACGCGGGCGATCGCCTCTCGGCCATGACCGCGAAATTCAACGGCACGAAAGTGATCGAGGATTTCACGTTAATGGCGACGGCGGTGGAAAAGATCGGGGGCGTGTCCAAACTCACCGCCGACGAACTCACGGTGTTAGCGAACGCGGGGCAGGCGGCAACCGAGAAAATGAAAGCTCTCGGGTACGAGGTACCGAAAGGCTTGCAAGACCTCGCCGACGCGACGAAACAAAACGCGACCGCCACGACCGAATGGTCGGACGCCGTGTCCACGTTACAAGGTGTCCTCGGCGCGTTCGGGATCCAAGCGACGATCAACGGCGTGATCCAATTCGCGCAATCGGTGATCGCGGCGGGCGCCGAAATTCAAAAACTCAAGGATCAAACCGGGTTGACCGGCGCCGAGGTGCAAAAACTGCAATTCGTCGCCGGGCAAACCGGATCGTCGGTCGAGGGTATGACCAAGGCGATCGGCGATTTGCAGGCGCGGATCGGGTCGGGCGACACCGCCGCGATCGGCGCGTTGAAACGGTTCGGGATCACCGCCGAGGAATTTAAGAATCAATCCCCGTACGATTCACTCGTCAAACTCGCCGAGGGGTTTCAGAACATCACGACGCAAACCGATCGCGCCGACGCTGCCCGCGACCTATTCGGGCGCGGGTGGCAAAACATGGTACCGGTGTTGGTCGCCGACATTCACAAGCTCGGCGACGAGGCGCCGATCATGGCCGACAAGTACCAAGAATCCCTCGAACAAATCGGCAACGATTGGGCGAAATTCAAAGCCAAGATCGTCGTCGAGGGCGCCGAGATGATTCAAGGGTTCAAAGACTCGCACGACAAACTACGCCAAGTAACCGGGGGCATGACACAAGACGAGGCGGCGGCGTTGACCGCGCAAATTACCGGCGTCGCAAACGCGTTGAAAACCCTCGACGCCAACCGCCCGAAAGATATTGAACTTGTCCCGAATATCAAGGCGACCACGTTGTCGCTCGCCGAGGAAAAAAAGATCGCCGACGAATTGACCAAATCGGCGGTCGACATGGCGTACGCCCTCGACCAAACCAACAAAGCCAACGCGGCGTGGTACGACATTCTCACCGCGACGGCGACCGCCACCGACGATTGGCGATCGACCCTCGCCGGGTTATCCGAGGAAACGAAAGCGTACGCCAATTATGAACTCGACCTCGGCGTGAGCATGAACACGCTCGCGACCGCGTTGGGATTGACCGCCGAACAAACGCGCGCGTTGACCATGGCGCGCAACGAAGCGAAAGAGAGTGCCGCCGCGTCGTTGGCACTCGAACAGCAGTGGGCGACGCAAACGGCGGCGGGGTTCGATCAGATCAAAGCGAAAACCGCCGAGTACAACGATTTCGTCATGAAATCGGAAATGGACGCGACCGAGTACAAGGTGTCGCAAGTGTGGGCGCGCGCGCAGGCGGAAATGGCGGGGTTCAAAGGCAACCTCACCCAACGCGAGGAATACAACAACGCGGTAATGGCGTTGGCGTACGCGCAGGAACAAGGGATCCGCGACGCCGCCGATCGTGCCGCCGATGCGTCGGACGCCGCGTTGCAGCGCTCGATCAACGCCGCGTCGTCGGCGCTCAACGCGTGGTACCAAGCGTTGGAAGTGATCAACGGCGAGGTCGTCAACGCCACGGTCGGACACCGCCCCGGCGAACCGGGATCCGAACTCGCGACCGTCGGCATTGATCGCGGGCAAACGATCGGCGGGTTGTCGGGCGTGCACCCGGGCGGCACGTTCGGCGCGCCGACGGCGGGTGGGTACACCGATCCGCGCGTCCTCGGGTTGTTGTCGCAGGGGTACACGCCGGGTGAGGCGGCGGCGATCGTCGGCGGGTACGGGGGCATGATTTCGATCCCGGTCGGGCAACGACAAACCGCCCTTGCGGCGGCGGGCGGGTTGGGCGGCGTGAACATCACGATCAACGGATCGGTGTTGGGCAGTAAAGACGAAATCGCGCGCGTCGTCGGCGACTCGCTAACCGATTTCATGCGGCGCAACGGGTACACGTTGCCCGGGCGGTAATGTGGCGAC